TAGCATAACATTAAATCCGATTTTCTGCAATCATACTTGCATAGGATAATTGGTAGAATATTCACCAATGTTGATGTGATACACTCTATCAACAACATTAGGAATAACTATGTAACCATTATTTAACTGACTAACCATAACATTAGTCATTAAACACTTATAAGGGTCATCACTATCCGTACAGTTACCACCATCATCATAAGGTGTTACGTGTACTATTTTATTAAACAAATAGTCCTCTGACACATCTAAATAATCATCCTCTATTGGATAGTGTTTTACTTTTTCTATACCTAACTCATCATTTGTCCTTAACTCTCGCAATTCTTCTATAAGCGCAAGGATAAATTTAGTGGCGAGATAAGAATCAGCATCCTTGTCTATGCTTTGAGATTCAACATAGACAGGCATAACCTTATCAACAAAAGAATCTGGGTCTACGTTATAAGTAACCAATACATTAGTGATTAAGGTATCATTTAAGACAAAATCTTTATTATTTAATTCTGGTGCATATCTAGTTCCACTTCCATAAGGAATAAAAGGATTCTCAGAAGTAAATTCTTCAATTTCATCCATGAAGTAATTTTCTGCTAACCACAATTTCTGTGATTCATAGAAAACATAAGCATATATCAAAGTGGTGTCCAGATAGAAAGGTGTGAAGTTTTCAAGAATCCTTTTGAACTGAACAGGGTTAGGAAAATACTCACCATAGTTAAAGTCCATTTCAAGTCTTACATCTAAATGAGTAACACCACTATCTTCATACACTTCTGTCGAGGTCTTGATACCACTTAACACTGATACTACAAACTCAACTACATCTAATGAACCTTTCTTCGCCCATGCTTCACTAAGTTTAGGTAGCAGGTTTCTAAGATATTCTTCTGGAATACCATTAAACAGGTCAAAACCTAACTCTTGGAAAAGAGCAGGTAAAGCACCAGACACACATGAATCTGGGTCTTTAATATTCAGAATACCATTCCATTCATCTATGGAATACTTAAATCCACCGTCACCTACTGCTTGCAGATATCTTTTCAGCGCATAGTTGACAGTGGCATCATCCTCTCTATATCTGGATGGAAATCTGTCATATATTCTTTGTCCGAAATCATTATCTTTTAAGATAGCCATATTTCAACTCTCCTTTTACAGATTTACTACGGAGATACTGACTGTGCCTAATGTGAGGATATTTTGAGGATATGACGGAGAAATGATAGCATCCGATGGTGTACTGATACGGAAAGCAAACACTCCATCAAATGCTTCTTTGATATCATTCTCTAAATCCGACTTGACAATAGTGTCTCCGAAAGACAGAAATTCTGGATTGAATGTGTCAGTACTGAGATAGTCATTGATATCCGAAATAATATCTGCGGAATCATAATCCGTAGTAGTGTAAAGTGTTGCAGTGATATTGACCGCTTCTGATACATAAGGACTGATATCATAAGAAGTACCAACCATACTTCTTGCTCCAATAAATGATGCAATCTCTGTAGCTAAATCAGCAGTGAAAGTATAATCCTCTCTCATATAATAGAAGAGGTGGACTAACATTGAATCAAGGTTATCCTTAACAGCAACAACATCCTGTATTGGATAAAAGTTTAGTCTGATTAAATCCACATAGTCTTGAAGTGTTACTAATCTATCTCTTGACCTAAAAGCGGCAGGTGCATTGACCTTGATACTATCAAGACTTTCATTATCTATTCCACGAACTACTATTCCAAGATTGAAAGTCTCATCTACAAACGGCATACCTGTTTCAATGGTATTTATTTCACCTGCATTTACATTACTTGCTTCTCCACCACCAATTCTGTAGTTAGCAGTGATACCATTAGGAAATGCAAGAGGAATCTTACCCTTAACTCCATTACCAAACTGCACAATACATTGGTCAAGGTCATCAATGTAGACCATGTACACTTTGCTGTTCTCATCACATTCAAAGAATGAATCTACTCTTGACCACAATTCATCACCATTTCCCTCATCAACATAGAGTTCAAGGCTGTCAAGAAGAACATCCTCATAATTTAGTGTAAATGATTGAAGAGGAACACCTGTGGATGAACCTACTACATCGTCATAGACACTTTCACCTGCTCTAACTCTGACAGTATAGAGGTATTCTCCACCACTCTTTTCATTACCAAGTTTACCCGCAGGTATGATTAAATCTTCTATGGTCTCAAAATAGATGGTGTCAAGGTCATCATCTTCTTCCGTCTTTACTACAGTACCCTCTGGAATTTGATAGTCTTCTTCTTGAACATCAGATAAAACAAAGACCTGCTCATACTCAGATGGTGTGGAATGATAAGGTGTATACCCCAAACATCTGGCAAGCAGTATAGCAAGTCTCCTACTTTGAGTGGTAGAAAGAATAACATCATTTGCAACAATATCCGCATAAAGAGAAAGAATGTCAAGTCCATTAGCTAGTGCTTCAATAATGACAATACCTGCATCAGTCTCAGTAAGGTCAGTGTATTCTGGCATAGTCTCCTGTAACTTGTCTATCATCAGTTCCCTAAAGGCTTCATAATCCCTACTAGTGTAGTCTATATTTGGTGTTGGAACTCTACTCACTTTATTTCACCTACCTTTACTTTAGTTGTATATGTTGTGTTATATTTTATGACCAAAAATCTTATAGTTGCATAGAGATATTCAACATTATCCTCTATTTCTATCTCTAAGTCTATATCATCTGTTGTAACTTCGACCCTTTCTTCTAAACGCTCAATGTCTTCAACCATCTGGGTCTTGATGATTTGTTGGAGTGCTACATCGTTAGGCTCAAACAATGAAGCCATCATTGTAGTATACACTCCATATCCCTCCATAGGTCTTTCAAGGTATTCAGTACTAAATATCTGTCTGATACTTTCCTCGATATGTGTTACTTTCAGAGCACTTGTTGTACTCATTGCAACACCACCTCTACTTGTGATTCTGAAAGGATAGCTTATACCTGTATATCCACTGTTTGGCATTTTCTACCTCCTTTAGACTGGCTTACTAGTGTTACTACCACCAGATTCAACTCCACCATGTTTGTGATTTGCAAGAGATACATCACCTGCGGTAACATCACCATCAGCATTGATATCCCCTGTTACTGTTAAATCACCATTGATGGTGACTGTTCCCTCAGATATTTCTATCTCAGCGTCACCATCATCAACATTTATCTTTATCGACCCATCTTCAAGTGTTATCTTACAACCTGCATAGCTTATGATTCGGAAGTTATCAAGATTATCATAATTGCCACCAAGAGGTGTTTGATTCTCTTGCCACCAACCACCAAGATATACAGGTGTGTTTGGGTCTCCATCACGGAACATCAGCCATACTCCCTCTTTGAGTTCTGGGAGACAGAAATCACCACCGTAGTCATAGGCAACAGGCACACATGGTTCACACCATGCACTCTCTACATCAATATCTAAAACATCTGGTATATAACACTTTATTCTCCCACGTTTTTCTGGGTCATTGATATTTGATACATACGCAGGATATATTCCATAATACTTATTATCTGCCATAATATCACCTCTATGGAATTATTAACACCATTCCCTTTTTAAGCTTCTTTCTCTTACCTTTATTCTTACCAATCTTCTTCTTATTGGCATTGTATATCTTCTTCCACTTAGAGCCTTTTTTATAATATTTCTTAGCAATACTATACAGGCTCTCACCTTTCTTGACTTTGTGTTTTCTCTTTTTATTCTTTGAACTGACACTCTTACTACCATTTCCAGAAGTACTTGAACCAGACTTTGTTTTAGTAGTAGTCTTAACATCTTTCAAAGAATCACCAAAATCAGTCTTTATTAAAACAGCAGAGTGTGAATATCCTTGTGAGGAAAGAAGTCTATTTACTTCTTTCACGTAGTACTTACCACTTAAGAATTCACCTAACCCTTTTAATTGAACTGTATCACCAGACTTCAATTTTATAGTCTCTTCTGTAACTATATAATTAAGTTGACCCTGTAAGGTCTTGACTTCTATATTATTATATTTCTTAGTAGCAGAACCACTTGAGGTATTTTTACTCTTTCCAGAACCACTAAGATTACCACTACCTTTTTTCTTTGAACTACTCTTCTTTTTTGATGAACTCTTTTTAGAAGATGAAGATTTAGAATTAGTGGTCTTAGTCCACTTCTTAGTCTGAGGATTGTATGTATACTTACCTTTTCTAGCCATCTAAATCTCACCTCCTATGATTTTACTTTCGTCCATTTTCTAGTCTTCGGATTATATTTCATCTTCGTAGTGCTCTTTTTCTTAGAAGAAGATTTCTTCTTTCCTTTGGAACTAGCACTACCCTTCTTGCTATTACCAGATTTACCCTTAGTGCTACTTGAACTCTTCTTTTTAGTGTTGGACTTGCTAGAAGATACTTCAACCTGCTTGGTTTCTTTATTGATTTGAGGGTTAAAGGAAATCACCTCGTGCGGATATTCTCTGTAAGTTAAATCCATTTTAGGTGTAGTAAGTTCACCCATTTTCTTATAATAGAATTTCTTCCCCACAAGTTTTGCGGTAAAAGGATAAACTTCACTGCTTGCCAACTTAGTAATAAAGTCAATGTCAGTCTGGTTAGATTGTGTTATAGTTTCCTGTTTTTCAAACTTATAGTTTTTCTCTCCCACATAGGTATAACCATAACTCTTCACAAT